CCGCGACGCGAACATGCGCTTGGCGTCCGCCAGCGAGAGGATCGGCTTGCCCGACTCGTCCACCACACACCCGGCGATCAGCTGCGCCGTCATCGAGTCCAGCGACTTGGAGTCGCCGCCGTTGCGGATCGTGGCATAGGCGGCCTCGACACGGTTGCGCAGCGCGCCCGTCATCTCCCGCACCCGCACGGTGCCGCCCAGCTCCGGCACCTCCACGTCCCGCGTGGCGACGTCAGGCCGGTCGATCGCGGCGAGGATCTGCTCCTTCGACAGCACCACGTCACGCACCCCCGTCCAGCACCGGCTTCCCGGTCACCTTGAACGTCACGTTCGCCACCAGCTTGTCGTCATACGGCGCCTCCACCGAGAACTCGGTCAAGATCGCCTTGAACTGCCAGGTCGTAGCGGCAGAATCGGGGAACACCAGCCGGTAGTTCCGCGGCTCCTCGTCATCGAAGTCAGCGACGAGGGCGTCGTGCTCGGCCGGGTCGTAGTTGATCTCGAGCTCGACCTCGCCGGCGTCCTTGAGCCCGCCGACGAACTCCATCCACCCGTTCGGGGTGTCGTGCGCGGTGACGTCGATCGTCTCCCGCTCCATCTGCGGGCCCTCGATCGAGGTCACGTTGGCGATGGCGGTGAACACCTCGGGGTCGGCTCCGTCGCCGCGCTGAAGCGTGGTGCCCCGCCCGTCGATACCTGCCACTGGCCTACTCCTGTTCTGTGATCACACGGAAACGGATCGGGACGTGCCGCAGGTGCGGCTCGGTGTCCCTCAGCTGCTGGGCGAACTCATAGCGGGTGGCCACGTGGTGGTGGCCTGCGATCGTGAGCGGCTGATGGTCCAGCAGCGCCACGATCCTCGAGGTGATCTGCGTGGCCCGGGAGAACCCGCGGGTGTCGGTCCACACGTGCAAGGTCAGGACGGTTTCCCGGCCGAACCGGTCATGGCTTCCGGCGGGGACCTCCAGCGCTTCCCCGATCACCACGTACGGGTAGGCGGTGCCCTCGGGCACCTCGTCGAACACTCCCGACACCAGGCCGCCGAGGGTGGCGTCGCCGGCCAGCACGTCGTAGACGGCCTTCTGGATGGGGCCGAGCGGAGACACCGGGACGGTCACCGTTCGATCTCCCGCCGCACGTCCTCAGAGATCCGCCCCGGGAAACGGCGCCGCTCGGCCTCACCCGCCGTCGTCAACGCCGGATTCGCCGTGATCTTGGACGTGCCGAACTCCTGGAACTTGGCGTAGTACAGCTCGGGGTCCGTCCAGCCGACGTCGGCGCGCAGCCACCGCTCGTTCACGCGCACCTTCAGCCCGTTGCGCAGCGCACCGGTACGGACCCGCACCATGTCCCGGGCTTCGCTCTGCACGGCCCGGGCGGCGTCCTCGACGGCGTTCAACGCGCCACGGCGGATCTCCTCGGGCAGCTCGTGGAAGCGCTGCTTCAGCCGCCCCCACCCCTCGATCGTCACACGCCGCGCCATGCCGGGTCTCCTTCAGGCTGAATGAGTTCGGACGCCGGGGCCTTCAGGTAGACGGCGCGCGACGGCGCCACCACGGCCAGGACCCGGAACACCTGCGAATCCCCGCGCAGCTCGTCACCGCGCCGCACATCCGCATCCGGCAGCAGGTAGATGGTGTGGGAATGCGTGGCACCCCACTGGTCCGCCTCGGCTTGCTCCTTGGGCGTGGGCTGGTCGACCTTCGCGGCGACCTCGCCGACCTCCACGAAGGTGACGGTCTGCCCGCCGGACCCGTCATCGGACGTCACCGGCCGGTGCACGGTCAACGTCCTGTTCAACAGGTGGGCGATGCTCACCGGGTCACGCCCCCGAATGCGGACCCTCGACGATGCCGCGCCGGTTCCGACCCGCGGCCTCGGCCCGAAGGACCCGCTCCCGCTCGCCCGCGTCCGCGCCCGCGAGGTAGGCGTTCACCTGCGCCACGGTGTGCCCGGCCGGGTCGAACAGGCCACCCGAGCCCGGCGACGGACTGTCGACTGGGGCAGCCTGTTCGCCGCCATCGGCCTCCACGCGCACCCACCGGGACGACCGGTCCATCACCGGCGACGGCTCCGACAGGTGCACGATGCGGCCCGTGCGGGTGTTGCGGTAGGTGACCACGGCGACCTCCTACAGGGAGTCCAGGAATTCGTTCTCGAACCCGAACCCACCGGCCCGCGACGGCGGCAACGGCAGATCAGACTCGAACGTGACGGTGCCCGCGCCCAGACGACCGGCGGCCTGGCGGATGATCCGCTCCTCGCGCCGCGTCGCGTACAGCCCGGCCGCCGACTGGCCCGCCGCCTGCCACGTGTAGTCGCCCAAGGTTTCGCCGGTCCGCCCCATCGGGTTGAGCAGCGCACGGCGGGCCATGGCGACGACCACGGGGATCACGGCCGCCGGGACCGTCTCAGCCGTCCACGGCGGGTCGACCCCGGCGATCTGGAGCACCAGCGCCGAGACGTCCTCCAGGACCGCCTCGGCGCTGGCCTCATCCACACCGTCGAACCCCGGCCGCGCCAGCAGCTGCTCGACAGTGATCAACGCAGCCATGGTCAGGACGTGGCCGTGTCCAGCTTGAACACCCGGTCGGCGTCGACCACGGCCGCACCGGCGAACGTCGACAGCACCGACGCGTCCGACAGGATGTCCGGCTGGTACTGGAAGATCTGCCGCATCGACACGCCACCGCTCGTGGCGGTCGCCGTCTGGTTGGACGGCAGGCCACGCGGCGGAACCGGCGTCCGGTTGGCGAACACGAACCCAGACCGGTGATAGGCCACCGCCGTACCCGCGTCCAGCGCGTTGGACTCCACCACGGTGAAACCGTAGATCCGACCCACCGTGGCCTCGCGGATCGCCGTGCCGTCCCCGACCGCGTCCGCCCGGACGAACTTGTCCACGCTCAGCAGCCGGGTCGTGATGTCCGGCGCCACCGCCAGGAAACGGTCACCGGCCGGCACGTCCGCCTCGCTGAGGGCCTCACGCGCGGCCAGGATCTTCTGGTCGGTGTCGTCCGGGTCCGCAGTCGCGGCGAAGCTGGCCTCAGCCGTCAGCGAGTTCATCACCGAGGCGAGCTTGTCCTCGGCGCCGATCGCCACCGACGCCACCTGCGGCTCGGTGACCTGCACACCGAAGTCCACCAGGTTCAGCGACAGGTCCTCGTCGGTCAGGCGAGCCGCGTCGTACAGGTGCGACAGCTGCACGTTGACCGACGTCTCGTTCAGCGCGTCGTAGGTGATGGTCGCACCCGGCGTCGCCTGCGTCCGCGCGGTCCGCGGGGTGCGGACCCGCACGCTGATGGTGTCGCCGTTGTCACCGGCGAACTCCCCACCAGGGACCCGGGCCACCGTCATCGGCAGCACCAGCGAGCGCGTCAGCAGCGCCACCGCCAGGCTGGACACGCCCTGCGCGGTCACGAGCGCCATGTGATCACTCCTTCACGGTCAGCACGGCGCCACCGCCGTGCGCTAGAAACCGCGGGCCTTCTTCAAGACCTCGTCGGCCAACTGGTCAGGTGTCTTCTCCGGTTCGGAATCGGGAGCTGCGCCGGGGGTGAGGCGCTCCCGGGGACGGCCGAAGATCGCCGCGCCCGCAGAGTCCTCGTCCGCCTTGCCGTCGCCGGACTCGGGCTTCGACTCGGGCTTCTTGGCGCCGAACGCCTCCAGCAGCTCGTCGGCGTCGGCCTCCAGCTCCTCGCGGGTGTTCCCGACGAGCCGACGGGCCTGCGCCGGCGTCAGCCCTTTCTCGGCTGCGATCTCCAGGCGCAGCAACTTTCCCTCGGCCTCGGCCGCGCGCTTCTCCGCAGCCTCGGCACGCTCGGCCAGCTTCTGCAACTCGGACTTTTCGGCCTCCTCGGCCTCCCTGAGCCGACGGGCAGCCTCGGCGTTCTCCTTGGCGCGCCGCTCCCACTTGCGCGCCTCCGCCTTCCAGTCGATCCCGTCGCCCTGCGGCGCCCGGCCCTCGTCCCGGTCGACGGTCGTGTCGTTGTCCGTGCGGACCTCGTCGTCGGCCATGCGGCCCTCCTGTCGTGAACTCGAAAGGGCGCCGTGCGGCACCCCTGGTCAGTCCTCGCCGCGCGCGTCGGCGAGGTGGCTCTCGAGATGGCGGCGCACCGCCTCCCAGTCGGCGCGCGGGATCCGCGACTGCGTCAGCCGGGCGAGCGCGTTACGCACCGCCGGCAACACCGCAGGGGACCCGACGCGCGGCCCGTGATGCGGCAGCGCGTACGACGCCTTGACGTCCGGGTCGCCGTCCGGGTCCCGCCACGCGTGCATGTACCGCAGCACCCGCGCCTCGTTC